CTACGAAGCAGCACCAGAGGAGGGAGGGGCTACGCGCCATCGGGTGTTCGTCCCAGACTCCCTGGGTAGGCTTGTGCTTTTCTACTGGATTGACTGATGCTTAGGGAGTTCGTCACTGACGGATTCCTCACGCCCTACCAGGAGGATGTCCTTGCAGACACACGCAAGGACATCTTCCTGCACTGGGCTTGTGGGTCCGGTAAGACACTCGCGGCCCTCGCTTGGTTGACCAAGGGACCGGCCACGGAGAAGGTTGTCATCATCACCCGAGCCCCGACTACAGCGCAGTGGGCTAGGGAGGCACAGAAGTACACCACCCTGCGACCCGAGGTACTACGGGGCAAGACACCCTACGCCCCTCGGTCACACGTCGTGGTGCTGTCCTGGGCTGTCGTCCGAGACTGGGCGCCTCATCTCATCCAGTGGGCACGGGGCTGTCCCCTTGCGGTAGTCTGGGATGAGATACACAAGGGCAAGGGATGGAAGCGGAAAGAGAGGTTGGTCGCCCGTAACGGCGACGTGTACCATAGCTGGTTGGATAACCGGGCAGCGGCTTGCGCTAAGCTGGCGAAGGCTTCGACCCGTCGACTCGGGCTAACGGCAACGCCGGTTAGGGACAGGCGCTCCGACCTCTGGGCACAGATGGACCTCGTACAGCCCGGTGAGTGGGGCAGCAACTGGGAGTTCATCCACCGCTACTGCGACGCGAGGCCGGGTCGCTTCGGTGGCATTGACGCCACAGGGGAGAGCAACACCGACGAGCTACGGCAGCGGCTAGAGCGTGTCATGTCCGTAGTGACGAAGGAGGAAGCGAGCAGGCACCTGCCACCCCTGACTCGGAGTCTCATCTACTTGGGCAAGGAGGAACAGAGTAGGCCAGCGGGCTTCAAGCAGGACATGAAGCAAGCAGCCAAGCGGGGCAAGGGTGCCTTGTTCGAGATGAAGTTGTTGGAGGCAGCATCACGTAAGCGTGTCTGGATTGCAGACACAGTCAAGGACGCTGTGCTTGAAGACGGGCAGAAGGTTGTGATCTTCACGGGACGACGCAAGGACGCTGAAGCCCTGGCGAAGCTCATCAAGACACGACTCAAGGACAAGGCGCCCATGTGGTGGGGGCACGGTGGTGTCTCGACCAAGGAGCGGGATGAGATGGTCGAAGCCTACGCCGCCACCGAGGTAGGGTGCGCGTTCGTTGGAACGACCGACGCCTTCGGTGAAGCAGTCGACGGGCTACAGAACACAGACCTAGCTGTGTTCGGCTTGCTACCGTGGACACCTGGTATGGTGACACAGGCAGAAGGCCGCTTTAGTAGGCATGGTTCGCAGAGGTCAGTCCACATCATGTACACTGTCGCAGAGGGCACAGTGGACGAGCATGTGGCGGACACGTTACTGGACAAGCTAGAGCAGGTTGTCAACACCATTGATGACCCGACGGCTGTTGGTATCGCTGATACTCTCGGTAGTACGGAAGATGCTGACGCTATTATCCAGAGTGTGTTCGACCTATTCGGAGGTAGTGATGAGTGACGATGTGAGACTGCTGACTGTACGAGAAGTGGCAGACTGGTTGGGCTTGTCCATCCACGCCATCTACCGGAAGGTGCAGCAGAAGGAGATTCCCCACATGCGTATCGGCGAACGCACGGTACGCTTTAACCGGAGCAAGGTAGAAGCCTGGCTCAAACAACTGGAGCAGTAAGACATGGCAGATGACAACTACGACGACAGCAACGACAGCAGCGGCACCCACCTGAGTCCCTTCCTCAAGGTACTCCGGGACGCCATCGAGACAGAAGGACCAGAAGACGGCATCGAACTACTACGCTACTTGTTCACGGCGTGCGGGGCTACCGCCGCCATGAACCCCATCGTGAGGGCTGACCCCTCCGTTGCCATGGAAATCATGCAGGAGGTGTTGACTGCGGCCATCATCGCCCATGAGTCGGTACAGGCAATGCGCACTGTGCCACGAGAAGACGGCTCTGATGTCATCATCTGGATGAACAACCGAGTCGTCGGCGACGCCTAATGCACTTGCTTGACCCCGGACCCAGCCGCAGGGGCTGGCACCGCCTACAACTGGCGATGCAGTGCCCCCGCAAGTACGCCCTGTACATGACCTCAAAGGCTACGCCGGGTCCGGTGTCAAGCCCCGCCCTCATCCGGGGCGTCCTCTTACACCTTGCCTTGGCACACCACTACGCTCTGAAGAAGAACCCCAAGGCAGACATCTACACACCACTCGACGCAATGAAGGAGAAGGTACAGAGTCAGCCCAACCCCGAGGAGTGGGACAAGCACAGCACCATCGTAGCGAGGACGTACCTACAGTACGACCTGCACTGGGCTGCCGAGCGGTACCTCGTGTCCCAAGTTGAGCGGGAGTTAGTTGGGCACATCCAAGACACCCTTCAGCCCGAGCCCTACCTCTACACACAGCGGGCCGACCTCATCGTGCGGCACCCCCAGTCGGGGCTCTACTACATCGTCGACCACAAGACCACAGGGCGGCGGCCTTCCACGGCGGTCAAGTACTACACACTCTCGGGTCAGTTCCGAGGCTACAACTTCTTCGGTCGTTCCCTCTGGGGAGACCAGTATGGAGGGGTACTACTCAACATGATTCAATGGCCCAAGAAGGATGGGTCTGCCACTTTCTTACGCACGGAGCTTGCCACTGCGCCGTATGCGGATAAGACATTCAGAGACACAGTCATTCATGCAGAACGATTAATACAAGAACTTCGAGACAAGCACGGGCATGAGACAGAGGACGCAATGAACTGGCCCGCAGCACACCATGAGACAGCCTGTTGGACACCCTACGGGCCTTGTAAGAACCACACACGATGTGAATGGGGAACCTAATGACACGCGAATTTCTTCTCAAGCTACTCAACACGGACGCCTTCAAGGGCAAGCGCCGTGGGCTGATCTTCCATCTCAAGATGGGCCTTGTAGGGGATGACTTCGTTCGCCCCCAGCTGGGCGAAGGAGACATGGTTGTCACCTGTGAGTGGGACAACGACGACTACGCAGAGTGGCACCTCGACTGGGAGAACCCCAGAGGTGGTGTCGCCGAGCTTGCGGTGACGGACGCACAGTTCTCCTGGGAGAACTGATGTTTGGATTGACGTACGGAAGGGCCAAGGTTGGCAAGACCTTGGCGCTAGTGAAGGCATTCCCGCACGGGGTGTTCGTCGCTCCGAAGGGAGCGTTGACTTGCGCCAAGTACCTCGACTGGGAACCCAAGGTCATCGAGGTTCCGAGCAACAAGGGGTTCAAGTACATCACGAACCTCGTGAAGCGTGCCTCCACGAAGTTCCCTGCGGTGGTGGTTGACGACCTGTCGCTCATCGCAGACACCGAGCTTCAGCAGTGCCGCGACATGGCACCAGGGTTCGCCGCCTTTGACCTGTTTAACAAGCGGCTGTACGAACTGCGTGATGCAGCCCGTGATGCCGAGTGCCACGTGTTCTTCGTCTGCCACGAGCAGCCCCCACGTGAGGTGAAGAAGGACCAGTACAACCGCTACATCCCTGGGGCTCCACTCATCCCAGGGTGGCAGGCACCCGAGAAGCTACCTGCTATGGTGGACTTCTGTGCCCGCGTCGTCCACAACGACAGCGGCCCCGGCTGGCCCTTCATGTACGCCACTGGCCCTGACCAGAACTACATCCAGGGGGACCGCCTTGCTGTCCTCCCAAGCCAGTTCCCACTGAACCTACGGGAAGCGATGCTAGGTGCGGGTCTCGACGTGCCTCGTCCAGAGTCCCTGGCGTGGATGGATGAGTACGTCGAGGCCATTGCCCAAGACCTACTCGAAGAGAGAGGAGAGCAGAAGCCCAACTACCGCCGTGTGATGACGGCGGCCACGGGTGCTCTCGAACACAAGTCCCCCCACCATGTCCGGTGGGTTCTCAACGACGCGATGGACCGCATGGTCCTGCGTACACACCAACGAAACATGCTTGTCGATTTCATCGGCAACTACTGACAGAGGGTAAAGATAATGAAGTTTGATTTCGGCAACACGTTCGTAGCTGTGGCACCCAGTCGCGCTGATGTCTTCAAGGTCGAGATTGTCACGACCGAGAAGACGGAGACCCGGAAGAACAGTGACCGCGTGCGGTTCCAAGCTCGCATCATCGAGGGCGCTAAGTCCGGCGATGGTGAGAAGAACTGTACTGTTCGGGATGGGTTCAACCTACCCAACTCGGGCGACGACTACATGGATGGGATGATGGCCCGCATGTGGATGCAGTTCTTCATCTCGGTGGGCTACTCCCAGGATGACATCCGGGGGAAGGGCTTCGACTTTGATAAGACGAATGACTCTGGTGCCTTCGAGTGCCTCGTGGGACGGACGGGCTATGTCAAGTACGCCCCGGCGGACCCCGAGAACGGACGCCAGTACCCCAACACCACGTGGTTGACCGCAGACCAGTACGCCGCAGCGACGAACGCACAGGACGAAGTGGCCACTGCGCAGAGCACGTTCGGTGATTCCGTAGAGAAGATCTTGGAAATGGACTGACCTTTTCGAGGAGAGGCTAGGTGGGCGGTATCCGTCCTGGAAGTCATGTGCCTGCCTACCTAGCCCTCTCCTCCCTACACACTGACAGAGGACACACATGGACTGCGCCGACTGCGCCAACTGCCCCCTCCGTACGTACTGGGAGAAGAAGGGCACCTGGCAACCTGTTCCCTTCGAGGGCAACGGTAGTGACATTCTCGTCCTCGGTGACGCACCGTCCAAGCAGGATGCAGTGACCCGGCGCCCGTTTACGGATGCACACGGCATCACTGTGATGGAAGAGCTAC